TCCTGATATATTAGGTATTACAAATTTATATGGGGCTAGTGTTTACTATGCTCATGAAGTAGGAACTGATCAAGTTAACAGTTCAGGTTCAACTTCTATTAATGCATTTATTAGATCTGGAGATTGGGATATTACATCAAGAACAAGTGGGTTAGGCGTTCAAACAGGAGTTGCTGATTATAGAGGTGATGGTGAGTTTTTCATGTCTGTAAAACGATTTATACCTGATTTTAAATATCAAACAGGTAATGCTAAGGTAACTTTATTTGTAAGCAGCTATCCCGATGATGTAGCGGTTAGCTCACCACTTGGACCCTTTACAATAACATCTTCTACTGATAAAGTAGATACAAGAGCTAGAGGCAGATTAGTCTCTGTACAAATTGAAAATACTGCAGTAGGTGAATCATGGAGATATGGTACACTTAGATTAGATGCACAACCAGATGGAAGAAGATAATGGCTGACAACAAATCAATTAGTTATAACATGGGTTTATCAGATCAAATGATAAATGCTATGTTGAACAGTGATGTACCTGAGATTAGACAACAAGCTCAAAATTATATAGATGCAGCTGAAACTCAACAAGAAGAAAAACCAAGTATTCTTGAACGAATAGGAAATTTTTTTATTAGCCCTGCAGCTAGCGCAGACTATCTTGGAAATGTACCTGCAAATGCATCAGATTATTCATTACAAAGCAGCTATTTACCTAATCCAAATCTTACAAGTAGAAACACAGGATCATATTTAGGAAATGGAATATATGATTTATTAGATGTAACAAGAGCTTCTGCTAATCCTCAGATTAATTATGAAGGTCTTTATCAAGATCCTGCAGATCCAATTGCTACATCAAATTTATTTAAATCAATGCAACCGGGTTTTCAATATATGAATCCAGATTTTATGGCTAGAAAATCTAGTGCCGCTGATTTAGCTGGTAATGTTCCTACGGAGTATGATAGACGAAGAGATTTTAGAAGATATTTTGATAATAAACCTTTAACCTCATCTGTAGCAAGCATGAGAAGATTTCAAGGTTTTAATCCAAGAATAGGAGTATCTCCTACATCAGGAATCATGAGTGTAAATAATATACCTACAAATTTAAATAGCTTACCTACAAACATGGGTGTTGCTAATGAAGCTGATGTTGATGAAGAAATTATTGAAGAAAATAAAACTAAAAAAAGTGGAATAGCAAGATTATTTGAAACAATAATGGGTATTAAAAATGCTGTTTTTCCTCAATTAAATTTTTCAGGTAATCCAACTCAAAGATTTACTCCAGGTTTTAATTACAGAGGATTAAATCAATCTATGATTAATGATGCTTTTGATCCTGTTACCGGCACTACAAGATTTGATAGAGCTGTACCTGGTTCATTTAGTTCTTTTAGAACTTTAAAAGATTATTTTGATTCTAAAAAAAATAAAGCACCTACATCTAATGCACCTACATCTAGTGGTGGTGGTGATGGTGGTGGAAATGCTGGAGGAGACATGCTATCTAGTGGAATGACCACAGGACAACACGCAGCGTTTAGAAATTAATGGCTAAAATAACTAATTATATACCTGAACCAAAAGAAAATTATGATGTAGATAATCAAAGACAGATTATGGAATCTTTAAATACAATGAAACAACAACTTAATTTTTCTTTTCAACAAGACTTAAAAAACGAATTAGATACTTTTAATTACTTTTTATCATGAGTATACAATATAAAAACGCATCTAAAATATTAGACGGCACAGCTATGACAACTGTTTTGACTATAGCTACATCAGCTGTAGCTATTATAAAATCTGTGTATGTATCTAATAACAGCACGGGAGCTGTATTAGTTAATTGTGATTTAAGAGATTCATCTGCTAGTACAGATGTAGAATTTTTTAGAAAGGACATACCTGCTACAAGTACAGTCAACGCTACAGAACAAGGGTTGAATTTAGAAGCAGGAGATGCTATAAAAGCTCAAGCGGAAACAGCTAACAAACTTGAAGTGGTAGTTAGTTATGCGCTTATAAACAGAGAGAATGAAAACGGATAATATACATAAGATCGATTGTACAACTATAACAATTTATAGAAATACAAAGACAGGTGAGACTTCTAAAGAAAAAATAGAAGGTCCTGATATTGTAACAGATGTTACAGTGCATATTTCACCTAAAGGTTTAGATGTATTCCAGAAAGTAATGAACAATGATAATAAGAAACCAAAGTCCTAAAGGCGGAACAGAACTACAATTCAACTATTTAGAAAAATATGTTGATAAAAAATTACTAGATCAAGTACAGATTACAACATCTGTGCCGGAAAAAATTCCATTACATCCAACAAAGATAAATATACTTTGGCAAAAAAATTCATACGATCAACCTAACTTAGCTCCTTGGTTTGAAGATAAAAGTAATCATCATAAATACGATTGGTATGTATTTAATTCACATTGGACATTTGAAAAATTTAGAGTGTTATTTAATTTACCATTAGAAAAGTGTTTGGTAATTAAAAATGGTGTAGAAAAAATACAAAAAGCAAAACCTTATGAACCAAATAAACCTATTAGAATAATTCATCAAAACACACCTTGGAGAGGATTATCTGTTTTACTTGGTGCAATGCAATTGGTTAAGAATCCATTAATTACTTTAGATGTTTATTCATCAACCGAAGTATATGGTAAAAGATTTTTTGATCAAAATGATCATGAGTTTAAAGAGCTATACGAACAAGCAGAAAAATTACCTAATGTAAATTATATTGGTTACAAGCCTAATAGTTATATTAAAGATAATATGCATAAATATAATATGTATGTATATCCAAGTATTTTTGAAGAAACATCTTGTATATCTTTGTTAGAATGTATGGCAGGTGGCCTGTATTGTATTACAACAAATCTTGGTGCATTATTTGAAACAGGTGCAGAGTTCCCAATGTATATTCCATATGATAATAATCATAGAAGACTTGCAATGAAATTTGCTTCTGCAATAGAAGCTTCAGTAAATATATTACATGAACCAATGATACATAAACATTTAGAAACTCAATCTGATTATGTCAATGCTTATTATAATTGGAATAAAATAGGTACGTCTTGGACAAGATTTTTAACAGGAGCAATTAATGTCAAATCCAAATAAACCTATCTGGTTTACAGAAAATAAAAAAACAGAAGCTAATAATGATACCTATCAGACTGTTAAAACTAATAAGGTTGAAGGTGATACAAATGTTGTAGAAATAAATGTAGGAGGTGCAAATGGTAGATCACCATATAAAATTATGGTATGTACACCTTGTCATAGTGATGTAACGATGCATTATTGTCAGGCTGTTTTAAAGTTTCAAATGGAATGTTTACAAAGAAACATACTAGTAAGTTTTACTTTATTAAAATCTTCTTTAGTTACACAAGGTAGAAATTTATGTGCAGCTGAAATGTTAAACCACAAAGATAATTATACTCATTTATTATTTATAGATTCAGATATTGATTTTAATTTTTCTACTATTGAGAAAATGTTAAAAGCTGACAAAGATGTTATTGCATGTCCTTATCCAATGAAAATGATGGATTGGAATAAAATATGGAGAAGAGTTAACAACAAAGAAGATGCTATTACATCTGCAGAAGATATGGCAAGAGCTGGTTTTACTTATCCAATTAAAGTAGAGGATCAACATAATATTGTAGCTGAAAAAGGTATTATAGAAGTAACTCATGCTCCTACCGGATGTATGTTAATTAAAAGACATGTTCTTCAAGACTTAATTGATAAACACCCTGAGTTAGAAATATATCAACCTACTTTTATTAATGGAGAAGAAGAAAGAAAAGAAAATTTTTATAACTTGTTTGATACTTGGCATGATCTTAAAACTAAAAGATACTTTGGTGAAGACTTTGGTTTCTGTCAAAAATGGCGAGATATGGGAGGTAAAGTTCATATATATGTAATGGATACTATTACTCACGTTGGAGAGTTCTTATATCGTGGTCGTTTCTTTGATGATTTATATCAAGGCACACGCCCTGCTAAGCTTGCCAAACCCCTTGACGAAGATAAAAAAATCAAATAAACTATTATATTACAGGATTTCTACGCCTGCCCAACAGTATAAAAATATTTAAATTATGGCAATATCAAGAATGCAACAACCCAGACAACAATACGGATTAGGAAGTATAGTTAAATCAGCTAAAAAAGCTGTTAAAGGTGTAACTAAAGGAGTTTCAAATGTACTTAAATCTGATGCTGGTAAATTAGGTTTAGTTACTTTAGGTGGTTTGGGATTATTTGACAAAGGACCATTAAGTTTTTTAAGTAATTTTAATCCAATATCTTCATTTCAAAATATGAGTCCATTAGCTCAGTTTGGAACTGTTGCAGCAGCAGGAGCAGGATTAACAGCTATGTTAGGTGCAGCCGAAGAAGGTGATGCAGAAGCAGTTGCAGCTACACAAGATGTGGGATCATTAAGAAAATACTTAGCATCTTATTATTCTAATTTAGGATACACAGTAGATGAAATAGCAGAAAATGTAGAGAGAGATACTTCTGAATATACACAAGATATGGCTAGAGGAATGGCTAGTGGTGGTCGTATTGGTTATGCTATGGGTACAGAAGACAAAGTAGAAATGGCTGCAGGTATAGAAGGACTTCCAATTAATGTTAATCCTAAAGGTATTAAAGAATTAGATCTTAGAGAAACAGGTGGATTTATTGCACCAGTTGGTGTAAAAGAAAAAGCAGATGACATCCCTGCAATGTTATCAAACAATGAATTTGTATTTACTGCCGATGCTGTAAGAGCAGCAGGTGGTGGTAGTGTAAACAAAGGTGCTCAAATTATGTATGACACCATGAAAAAATTAGAATCGAAGGTAGTATAATGGCTGAAGTAGTACAACAACAAATTTTACCAGCTCCGTTTATTGAAGCGGCGGCTAAACCTTATTTACAAGAATTAACCTCAGCAGTTGGTGGTTTTAAAGCAGCTGATCTTTCAAAAACTTTAGGCTCACAATTTATAGCTGGACAAGATCCATTACAAGCACAAGCTCAACAAATTGCAACACAAGGTATTGGTGCTTACCAACCTTTCTTAACTTCTGCTCAAGCTTCTGCCGGACCAACAGCTTACCAACAATTTATGTCTCCATATCAACAAGACATAATTGATACAACACTAGCTGAATTTGATGTACAAGCACAAAAAGGAATTCCTGGTATTGCAGCTCAAGCTGTAGGTAGAGGTGTTCTTGGTGGTGGTAGAGAAGGTGTTATGAGATCAGAGTATCAAACAACAAGCGACAGGAACCGGGCAGCATTACAAGCACAATTATTAGGCCAAGGATTTAATCAAGCACAACAACAAGCACAACAAAATTTACTTAACCAAATACAATTAGGTGGTGCACAACAAGGATTCTTAGGTCAAGATGTTGGAGCTTTATCTACTTTAGGTGCACAGAACCAAGCTTTGGCTCAACAACAATTATCTGCTAATCAACAATTAGCACAAGCACAATTAAATCAACCTTTACAGGCAGCACAAACTTTAGGTGCAGGTATTACTGGTTTGATAGCTGGATACCCAGGTCAAACTCAAACTCAAGTTTCGCCATCACCTAGTCTAGCTCAGACAGCATTAGGAACTGGAGCAACGCTTGCAGGTATTTACAGAGCATTTAGTAACTAATGAAAACTTTAAGAAGACCTATGTTTAGAAAAGGTGGTAACGTTGGTACAGGCGTTATGACTGGTATTGTAGACAGAAGTAATTATGCTTCGGGTACACAAAGAGTTCAAGAACAAGATATTACAGATTACATTTCTTTAGTTAAAGGTGGAGATCAAGCTCAAAGTTCTGATCCTTTAACAGATTTTTTATTACAGTTTGGACCTAACTTATTATCTCAAACACCTACAGGTGGTGGAGGATTAAAAGGTTTATTATCTACAGCAGGTGGTGCAGCAAAAGACCCATTACAAGATTTAATTAAAAACAAACGAACACAAAGAAGTGAAAATCTTGCACTAAGAGCTAAAGCTATTGACACATTAGGTGTTGATGATCTTAAAAAAGTAAGAGCACAAGCTAGAATGTCTATTGGTCCACAATTAGAAAATGAAACTTCAGAAGAATATGCAGCTAGAGTAGAAACTAAAATGGGAGAGTTTATTGATTCTACTTATGCTAAGACACCATTTTTAAAAACAGATTCACCAGAAGAAAAAATATTTAGTTATGCAGAAAGTATGGTTAAGTCAGGGGATTTACCAGACATGCCTACTGCTAAAAATAGATCAAACTTTGAATTAAATAATTATGATAAATTAAAAGCTGCAGAAGTAAATATACAATTACCAAGAGCTAAAAAATTATATCGAAAAGGTAATCTTAAAAAAAATGCTAACCCTGGTTATTATTATGATGATATAACTGATACTTACACTAAGGTTAGTGTTAATGATAATGGGATCCCATTTATAGAACAATCTAATATTTCATTTGAAGAATTAATACAAAACTAGGAGGCTAAATGGCATACGATACAGATTTCGATCCAGAAGGCTTCATGGGTTTAGGTGATGAAGAATTAGGTAATGAAAGAAGTGCTTTTAGTGCAGCCGCAGCAGGTTTAGTATCCGGTATAATAAAAGTACCTGAAGGTGTAGTTTCATTAGGAGCAGAGTTAATTGACTTAGGTGCAGGTACAGATCTTGCAGCTGATGTAGAAATATTTTTTGATAAAATAAATCCATTTGAAGAAATAGCACAAGAAAAAGCAGCAGGTAGATTAGTTGAAGCGTTAGTACAGATTGGTGTACCAGGAGCTATTGGTTTTAATGTTGCACGTAAGATGGCAACTAAAGCTTTGCAAGCTAAAAAAGCTAATAAATATTTAGATCTTAAGAGACCAGATTTAATTAAAGGTGCAACTAAAGCAAATGAATTAAATAAATCAGCTAAGAGATTAAGATTTGCAGCTGCAGTTAGCGGCGGTGCAGCGGGGGAAACGCTAGTAGCAAACGTTGAAGATATAGGAAGTATTGGAGATGTATTAGGAGGACCAACAAGTTTAGATGATGAAGCTTTAGCAGACCCATCAAAAGATGCTGGTAGAAAGTTATTAAACAGAGTTAAGTTTGGTGGTGAGTCTATGTTTATTACACCTATTGTTTATGGTGTAGGTAGAGGAATTAAAGAAGCTGCCACTATGGGTAAGAATATTGAATTTAGTAATTCAAAGTTAAGTAGATTTTTTAATAGTATATTTAGTGCAGTAAGATCTAGAGGTGCTAAGCCACAAAAAATATTTGAAGAAAAGATGGCTGAAAAAGGAGCTACTATGGCTGATACAAATGAAGCTATGCAGTTAGTTAAAGAAATAGATAAACCATTAAATAAAATGTTTCCAACTGTAAAAACTATTTTTAATCAATCTACAGGTAAAGAAAAATCAGAGGTATTAGAAACTTTGAATGATGCTATGTTTTCTGGTGATTTAACTAAAGGTATTAAAGATGATATAGTAGTTGATCTTACAAAAAAATTAAAAGTAAAAGGATTAAAACAACCAGAGATCAATCAATTATTTGGTACACTAGGTAAAGCAAGAAATTCTTTTACTACTCTTATTTCAACAGCTACTAAACTGGGTGGTGATATGACAAATGTTACACCATTAAAACAAATAATGGGCCAAAGAGTAAAAGATTATTTAGGTGGTACATATAGAGTCTTTGAAGACAAACCTATACTACCATTTGTTAGATATACACCAACTAATGAAGCTTATAAAAATGCTAGAGATTTATTTGTAAGATATGCAGCTAGATCTGGAAAGCCTTTTGAAAGTGTTAATCAAGTAGATGAACAATTAAATAGATTAATAGATACTGCACTCGCAGCTAAGAAGCCAAACGAATTACCATTTTTTAAATATACATCTAAAACTGCAGAGAATGATGATGGCTTAACTAAAAAATTTTTTAAACAAGTATTAGTAAAAGATGCTGAAGGTAAAATATTAACAGGTAAAAGAAAAGCCTCTGCTTTATCTGGTGCAGGTAGAAAAGGAGACATTATAGAACCTATTGGTAAAGGTAGTAAAATATTTAGAGAATTTTTTGGCGAAATGTCTGATCCTAGATTTTCATTATATAATGGTATGACAAGACTATCTAGTGTTGCTAGAAAAAATCAAATGTTTCAAAGATTAGATGACCAAGACTATTTTAGAAAACAAGCTGTAAAAGAAATAGAACAAGGTGGAGGAGTCGTTGCACCAGGGACCAAAGGGTTTTTCTTTGGAACTAGAAACGCAGCAGAAAGTGCTTTACCTAATCAAGAAATTGTAAAGCTAGATGATTATGTAGCTAATGCATTTAAGGATGATTATGCTATCAATCCTTTAGCTGGTAAGTATACATCAAAATCTATTGCTGATGGATTAGGAGAAAGTGGTAAAATTTTAAAATTTTTATTTGAACCAAGAAAAGATGCAACAGGTGTTGAGAAACTAGCAACATGGGGCTATCGTAATTTAATTTTATTTCCAAAAGCTGCATCACAAGTAGCTAAAACAATTCTTGCTCCGGTAACTCACTTTAGAAATATATTTTCTGCAACAGGATTCTCTGCAGCTAATGGTATTTTTTTTGAAAACCCTGCAATAGTTGCTAAAGCATTTAATGATGGTCTTAAAACAATTCAACCAGGTGCGGGTATTAAAAAATTTGCATCTAAATATACACCTTACAAATATAATGAACAAGAATTTAATGAGTCATATAGAAAACTTTTAAGACTAGGAGTGGTTAACTCACAAACAAACGTAAACGATTTTAAAAATATATTAGGAGACCTAGGTTATGGTGGTAATTTAAATTTAGAAAAACCATTAGAGTCTATGGGTAGAAAACTTTTAGGTTCAGCCGGACGTGGTGCTAAAAAAATTATGAAAGGTGCTGAAGATTTATATACAGCTGAAGATGATTTATTTAAAATAGCTAACTATTTTGTTGAAAGATATAGATTAAAAGGTGCATATGGTAGAGCCGGTAGAGAATTTACAGAAGAGATGTTAGATAAGGAAGCAGCGGATATTGTAAGAAACACAGTTCCAAACTATGCTTATGTATCAGATACTGTCAGAGCATTAAGACGTTTACCTCTTGGTACCTTTATGTCTTTCCCATCTGAAATATTAAGAACAACAACTAATATTGGTCAAAGAGCTATTAGAGAAATAAAAGATCCAGCGTTAAGAAACATTGGTATTAAAAGATTGTTAGGTATGACAACTGTATTAGCTGCAGCGCCTTATGGAATACAAAAAGGGTTCCAAGCTTTATATGATGTTACTAATGAAGAGCTTGAAGCTATTAAAAGATATCTACCTAAATGGTCAGAGAACTCAACCATCTTGCCTATTAGAGATGAAGAAACAGGTGATTTAAAATATATAGATTTTAGTCATGGTAATGCATACGATGTAGCTATTAGACCACTACAAACTTTATTAAATAATATTCAAAATGGAATAGAAAATGAAGAAGTTTTAATGAAAGGTTTATTACAAGGTATGGCAGAAGCTGCTGGTGAACTTGCATCACCATTTATATCTGAATCTATTTACACAGAAGCACTAACAGATTTAACATTAAGAAATGGAGTAACAGATGATGGTAGAGCATTATGGAATGACAATACTCCAGGGGGTGATAAAATTAAAATTGGTATTGATCACCTTGCACAATCAATGCTACCTTTTTCATACCCACAGTTAACAAGATTGTATCAAGCAGCTATGGATAAACCATCTAAACGTGGTGAGTTTTTTGAATTACCAGATGAGCTTTTAGGTTTTGCTGGATACAGAGCTGTTAGATTAGATCCTGTTCGATCAATGGGATTTAAGATTGCTCAGTATCAAAGAGGACTTAGAGAAGCTCGGGGTTTATTTACAGGTGGTGCAGACTCATTATTATCTGGAGGACCTAAAACTCCTGTGGAAGTTGTTGATAAATTTATTAAAGCAAACAAAGCAAGATTTAATGTACAAAAAAATATGTTAAAAAATCTTCAAGCTGCAGACATATTAGGTGCGGATGAAGATGACATATTTACAGAGTTTAAAGATAGACAATTAAGAGGAGATTATAGAGATTTAACTAATGATAAATTTGATCCTTATTATCCATCAAGAAATATTAGAAAAGAATTTGAAGAGATTGCAGAAAGAATTGGAGAAGAAAATCCATTTGAAGAAGTGGAAGATATACTATTAGATATAAGAGATGATTTAAGAGACTTATCTTTTGAAGATCAATTTGACATTGATGTTACAGATTACATAACTGAAGATATGTTTTCTGCAGGATTACAAACACCACCTCTACCAGGTGCAGTAACATCAGCAATGCCTAACCCACAAGTAATACAAACAGCCCAAGCTAACCTAGGCAATGTGCCTAATAATGGAGGATTGACAGCCACAGAAATGGCATTATTATCTCCAGAAGAACAACAAATAAGGTTAAGACAACGTGGAATGATTTCATAATGATTGAACCAAAAACTCAAAGAGAACATATTATTTCGTTACAAGGACATATGACAGGTATGAAAAAAGATTTAAAACATCTTCATCAAGATGTAGAAAAATTGGGCGGCAAGATAGACAAAATCTATTGGGTAGTTTTGGCTACAGTGGGGGATGTGGCTTTTCAATTGTTAGACAAGTACGTTTTTTAAATCCAAGTTTTTAAATCTTCGCCCATAATTTCAGT